TCATGATTTTAAAACTTCTTCTGTAAAAATAAAGACTTGGACCAAGCCTGATTTTGAACATACCAGGAAGATTGTTGAAAGAAGATTGCTCCGCCTTTATATTCATAATGTTGAATTTAGATGGATACTAGAGCCATTGATGCAACAGCTTTACTTCCCGCAAATGAAGTGGTTATGGCGCAGGATAGAGGAGGTTCAAAAACATACAGATAATGATTTTAGTCACCATGCTTTGATGGCAATTTTATGCAGTGCAGAACCAGTGTATATGCAAACATTACGATCAATTGTTTGCCCTTCAATTTCTGTAGAAGACAGCGAACTTTCTATTGCTCATATTGAAACTGTAATGACAATTATTCCTGAAAATTATGCATTACAATCGTAATATGAAGTGTAGCTTCTGTACCGATGTTTTCAGCCAAAAAGACTACTTTTGAAAGTCACGCACCAAAGCGTACAAGGATTGGCGATGGTCGGCGTACCCGCACACGAATTAATCAAGGTCGCCTCAAGAGGAGCCCTAATCGGAAACCCTATAGAGGACAAGGGAAATAGGCAAAATGCCGCAGGTTGTAGATGCTCTTTGGCAATTGATTCGTCAGCGCCAGATCGCTGAAGCGACTGCAGTACTTTTTTGTCATCACAAAAGTCGCCTTGGTTTTTGGGTCAGATTAAAATCGGACCTTTTACGCTCTTGCGATAATCATTTTGATCTTTTTTTGATCGCTACTCTGTTAGACGCTTCGACTAAAGATACCCTTGAAGAGTCCTGCCATTTTATTCCAGGACTTTATTCTTTGACTTGCAGGCACAACCATGACCTCTAAAGTTTTTAAAAAGACAGTCGTAGAGCAACCATCAAATCGTGCTGATAAGCGCCCTACAAGTGAGACTCATCGACGAGAATATTGGGAACGCTTCTGCAGCGAAAACCCTTCTTATCATTCTTGCAAAATACACGACAATTGACTGACAAACAGTAAGACTGCGGTAAACTATTCTTACCGTCACCAAGGCGAAATGCCAGAATTTCAGTCAACAGCTCCTAGTGCAGAAGCCGTTTTTTATCGTACATATTCACGCAGAAAAGCGGACGGCCAGCGGGAGACTTTTAAAGAAGCCATGACTCGCTGTGTCAACTCTATTGCAGAAGTTGGCAAGTTTACTGCGGAGGAAAAAAGCCTTGTAATTGACCAGGCATTGAAGCAGCATTGCTTCCCTTCTGGAAGGGCGTTTTGGGTAGCAGGTACGGAGTGGGGAAGCCAGCAAAAGAACTTTAGTGGCTGGTATAATTGCACCTCTACAAACGTAAATGAAATCAATGCGTTTCGCCACATCATGGAATTAGCCATGATGGGTTCAGGTACTGGCGCAATGCTTGAACAGTCGAATATCAATTCACTGCCGGCAATTGTTACGCAAATTAATATCGTCAGTGTTGAAGACGCTGGTGATATCTTGCCACCTGATCGATTAGAGCAAACTGAATTCCTAAACCTTGATAATGGAAACATCGTTGTCTATGTCGGTGACAGCCGAGAAGGCTGGGTTGACGCTTATCTAGGTATCATCGAAATTGCCGCTGAATTCAATACTAAAAAGACTATCGACTTGATTATTGATCTTGGCAATGTCAGGCCAGCAGGAGAGCGTTTACAAGGCTTTGGCGGTACTGCTAATCCTGTCAAGCTTGAGGACATGTTCCGGCGTGTTGTGGGGATCCTCAACGGTGCTTATGGTCGTCGCCTGAGCTCAGTAGAGACTTGCCTGTTGATTGACGAGGCTTCTGCTTGTGTTGTCGCTGGCAACATTCGTCGCAGTGCTGGTATGCGTCAGTTCAGTTCTGACGACAACGAAGCTGCTGATTCAAAGTCAGGTCTATATTCGCAAGACGAAGACGGTAATTGGAGGGTCGACCCAAAGAAAGAAGCTTTGAGAATGGCAAACCATACCCTTTGTTTCCATGAAGTCCCTGATTTTCCTACGGTAGAGGAATCAATCAAGAAGCAGTTTTACTCTGGTGAAGGTGCTATTCAGTACGTACCTGAGGCGATTGCTCGTGCTAATGCTGATCTGCTTTGTAATTCTGAACGCAAAAAGCAGTTTATTGATCTTTATCTGCAGGACAAAAACGAAGCAGCTGAGTACCTAGAAGCCCTTTACCAGCCATCAGGCGTAATGGATCCAAAGGAATTGTCTCATCGCTTAAGTCGTTATGGCCTTAACCCATGCGGAGAGATCATTGGTACTGATTTTCACTGCAACTTGGCTGAGATTCATCTCAATACAATCGATCCAAACGACACGCAGGCACAGGACAATGCATTTAAGGCAGGGGCTTTACAGGTAGCAGCATTGCTTCACCACGAGTTTTATATCGACCGCTACCGATACAGCCGTGAGATTGACCCAATTGTTGGCGTTAGCTTCACAGGTCTATTTGATTTCTTCGTGCATGCTTTTGGAGCGCCTTGGCTTGATTGGATGATGAAGGGACGCCCAAGCACGAACCTCGGACGTAAATTTGCAAAAAAAGAGCACTACTTCTTGCGTCGATGGGCTGACATCGTTCGCTACACAGTGATTAGCTATTGCGACAAGCATGGCCTGCGTCGTCCTAACCGACTGACAACAGTTCAGCCTGCAGGAACAAAAAGTTTGCTTACTGGAGCTTCTTCTGGCTGGCATCCACCTAAAGCACAGCGTTTTATCCGTCGGATCACTTTTGGAAAGTCTGACCCCCTTGTTTCAGCCCTGCGTGACTGGGGTTATACCGTAATCCCTGCTCAATCAGCAAAGGATGAGAACGGTAATCTTTTGGATGACATCCTTGATCCTCGTGTACAAGAAGTGTTAGTCGAGATTCCAACTGAAGTTAGCTGGGCTAATCTTCCTGGTTGTGATGAATTTGATCTCAGTAAGCTCCCAGTAGCTTCTCAGTGGGGTCTCTACATGCAAGTGCAAAATTATTACACAGAGCACAACACCTCGGCTACTATTGAGTTCAGAGAAGAGGAGATTCCATTGCTAGCAAAGTTGATTCATGAATCAATGCAACTTGGCACCGGATACATCTCTGCTGCACTGCTAGCGCGTTTCGACGCCAATGAAACGTTTCCTCGCTTACCTTTCGAGCCAATCGACAAGGATGTATATGATCGCTGGAATAAAGCAGCAGAAACCTATCGATCTGCTCTGCCGGCAATCTTCAAAAAAGAAGAGGTTAGCTTTCTTGAAGTACTCAGCACTTACGACTCAGCTGACTATGAGTTAAAGGGTTCGGCTGGTTGCGATAGCGACAAATGTCTTGCTGAATCTCAAAAAGATGCTGATCAAGTGGGGCAGAAAATTTAAGATGTCATCACTCGTTGACTTCCAAATTCGTAACCTATGCCGCAATATTGGCTTGGTGGAACCTTTTGACCCAGGAATGGTTAACCCTGCCAGTATTGATGTCACGCTTGGGGGCATCATCAAAGTCGAGGGTCGTTCTTATGGCCGACCTGCCGATCGAGCTAGATGGATCAACCATGAAATTGACTCAGACAAAGGATTCATCCTTCCACCTGGCGGCTTTATTCTCGCTCATACCAATGAGTATGTGCGTATTCCAAACAACTTGGAGTCAAACTTCCAGTTAAAAAGCAGCCGTGGAAGAGAAGGTATTAATCATCTTTTAGCTGGGTATATTGATCCTGGTTTCAAGGGTCAAATCACGCTAGAGCTGCAAAATGTCAACAACAGACATGATGTCGTTCTAAAAAAAGGCATGAGGATTGGTCAGCTTCGCTTCCATACTCTTAGCGAGATTCCTTTGCGTAGCTATGCAGTCACTGGTCGTTATTTCCTGGACGAGGGAGCTGTGGCAAGTAAAGGGTAAGGAAGACTAACCGTAGTCGCGAGATGCGGCAAAAATTATTCTGCCGAGAAGGCTTAACTTCGCTGAGATAGCAATGCTGGGCGTACCGCACCCGACAAACGATCCATCGCTCGTTTCTTACCATCGACCGGAGCTGATCCGTCAACTACCGGCACTGGAGCTTGCTAATCACTGCTGGCATCTTCTAGACGGCACTTTTGCTGATAGCTCTGGCCATTCACGCGGTGTAAAAGAAAAATATCTACCACAAGAACCTGCTGAACCTCGTGGAGCATACGACTCTCGTCTAACAAGGTCAACGTACACTCCAATTTATCGCGATAGCATTCGGGCTTATGCTGGCTTACTTAATCGTTTCCAACTGGTCGACACCCCAGCCTCATTATTGGCGGCGGAAACTGATGTGGATCTTCAAGGGGAAAGCATCCAAAGCTTCTGGAACCGATGCGACGAAAAAGCATTAAGGGATGGCGGTGTTTTTGTCATGGTCGACATGACACAGGACGAAGGCGAAACTAACTTCTTTGATGAACAAAATTCTGACCGCCGGCCATATTTAATTATGGTTGATAGGGCTAATGTCATTAATTGGTCTATCGAATATTCTTCTGGTCGAGAGAAAGTAAATCACGCAACAATTCGCCAGTTCCGTCAAAGATCAATTCCTGGATCTTTTGGTGTTGAGCTAGATGCTATCTACCATGTCCTCAGGCCCAATCTTGTCGAGACATATCGTTTAGAAAAGCGTGGACGCGAATGGGTCCAGATCAAGGAACGCGAAGTCAATACATCTATCCCTGTTGTGCCTTTGGTGTGGTACGGATCTACTGATCCTCATTTCGCTCATGGCGACTTGCCATTGAATGCATTGGCTGAACTGTCCATCCAGCACTTCCAAATGCGGTCTGATTTACAGGAGCTGCTACATAAATGTGCAATGCCAGTACCTGTCAGGACTGGAGCAAAGCTAGGAGCCGACGGCAAACCAATTCCATTGATCTTAGGCCCTAACACTGCTGTTGACCTTGACGCTGAAGGCGGTAAATTTGAGTTTGCAGAACCATCTGGTCGCAGTCTGGAACGTCATCAAGCTGAAATTCAACATCTAGAGCTACTGATGGATCGCAGTAGCCTTAACTTCTTATATGGTGCAAACATTAAGACTGCAACAGAAGCATCTTTAAGAGCCTCTCAGGTCGCTTCACAGGTCTCATCATTAACTCGCAATAAAGTCTCAAGCTTTACGACTGTTATGCGTCTCTGGGCGGCTTATAGCGGTGAGTTTGATCAAGTCACACCTGAGTCAGGCATTGCAATTAACGATAGCTTAATTAGTCGTCCTCTTGGTGCTTCTGAGATTGCTCAGCTGGTCAACCTTTACTCTCAGGGGCTTCTTTCTAAGCGCACGGTATTAGATGAATTGCAACGTGGCGGCATTCTTGATCCTGACTTGAAAGTAGAGGATGAAATTACGCGAACTGATGAAGATCATGAGGATCAAGTCGACCAAATGATTGATGATGAAACTGCTTTACAGGAAGCCGTACCTGATTCTTCGGGTTCTCAGGCATCTAATCCTGTTGCAAGTGGGGATCCTACTGATGACCTGGAAACCCCAGAAAAAGCACAAGCTGCAGCCTCACGGGCTCAGTAAACTATAAATAACAGGTATTGATCATGATTATCGCACGATTTGAATTTCTTCCTGATTATGCCGATCAATTTTGTGAAGAAGGACAGACGATCTGTGAGATGCAATTTCCTGATTTAGTTGAAATGGTCACCTTTACAAAAGATATTGAGCATTGCCTTCTTGAAGTCCTAGTCAATGATGGGACAAACATCATTTCATTGCGGGAGATCAGCGAGTCAGCCTGATGCATCCTGAGCAAACAGGTAAGTTTTTACGCTCGCCGGCAGGATCGTTTGTGTATCAAGTGATCGGACCCTGTTGTCAGTTATTCGATCGAGAAGAATTGCCATGGCCCAGCTGTAATATTAGATGGAAAGGCAAACAACCAAGCTGGAATAGGGTCGGTAAAAGATTTGTCCCGGATTTAGCTGCTTCAAGATGTCCTAGCTATTATGTAATTGCAAGAGATTTACACGGAGACCAGTGGAATCAAGTTTTGACCTTATATCAAAACAGGCTAGATGGCGACGAAAAGCGTTGGTGGTACAGCAAAGTGCCAAGTGGAAAACCGTATCCGACATTGCAATCATGAGTGGTGGAACTTTTGATCGTCAATTCTGGACTGAAACGCTAAATCGTTTAAATCTAGAAAGCCCAGGCCGTAATACTGCTGTGGCTAAAACTATTGAAACCGTAAGAAAAAAGAAAGAAGTTATAGAGGCTATACGAAAGCAAAAGGGCACAAAAGGAAGGAAGAAAAAATGATTACACCTGGATCTTTAGTTATTACGTTACACTATAAGAAGGCAATCTATCCTATTAGATTTCGATGCAGCAAGATACAGAAGGCTTTTGGCAACTTGTTGAGAGCACACAAGAGAAATCAGGGTCTGTAGTCGCCTTAGCTTTAATTTTACTGTTCGGAATTTTTTATTTCGGATCTGTATTCCTGGCGGCATGGGCTGTATCCGCAACATTTGGTTCTGGTTATTGGATGACGTTGTTAACTGTATTTTTACTTAAGCTGACGTTACAATGAAGAAACGACAGATGTCAAGTGGTCCAAAGCATCGATGGTCGCAGCTTATCTGAAGTTGTTTATAAGACTTGCTCAAGATGCAAAACCTCTAAGCCAGCCACTATACTTTTTTTTTACCGTGACCAACAACAGAGTTCTGGCTTAAGAACATATTGCAAGGATTGCACAAAGAAATATTATATTAATAATAGAAAAAACATAAGACTGCAACAAAGAGAACAAAGAAAACAAATGAAAGCAAAGGCTATTGAATATCTTGGAGGTCAATGTCAATGCTGCGGATTTAAAAAAGCTTTAAGTGTTTTACAGTTTCACCACAGGGATCCAACCGAAAAAGAAGCAATGTGGAACACGATAAAAAATTGGCCTGAAGAAAAAAGGAAGAAGGAACTCGACAAGTGTGATTTACTATGTGCAAATTGTCATAATGCCTTTCATGCAAGCGATGTTATTTATGACGAAAACGGTTATACTTGGAAGGTAGACCATCCTAATTACGCGAGTATGGCGGAATCGGTAGACGCACCAGACTTAAAATCTGTTGACCTTTAGGTTGTGAGAGTTCAAGTCTCTCTACTCGCATTTTTTTATTATGGATTGTTTTCTCTGCGGCCACATCACAAATCTGACCCAATCATGGCGGATGGAAACTACTGTTAGGCGCTATCGCGAGTGCCCAAATTGTGGTAATAAATTCTTTACCTACGAAATACCAGAAGAAATGCTTAAAACTGCTGATCAGTATGTCAATCGCGCTGCATACGATTGATTTCTAGGTTGTTTTGGCGTATTGTGGATGGGTCTAACTAAACCATTTATGAACACTTCAACCCAAAAGCCTTTAAGAGTAGTAACCCTTCCTTCTGTTCCAGCCAAATTTGTCGCCGTCAAGTCTAGTAACTTTCGGATGGTAACGCAAAGAGCTGTTGACGAAGTCGTTAATTACATCAGAAAACCAGAGCCAAAAGAATGGTCATTTTCTAATACCAGTATTGAGGTAGATGAAGACTGTACACTCACAGTTTCTATTCAAGATAATCCTATCTTACGTGTAACAAGGACTGACGACAACAAAGATTTTGATAAGGTATTTGTTTTTGCTGGCGGCGTTTATGACCATGATGGTAATCCATCAGACACCACTAAAGAACGTTTAAATGGTTTGTTAAACGCTTTGGGCTGGTGTGGTGTTATTCCTCCTCGGGTTCGTGTTTTCTTTGATCCAGAGTTTAGTCTTACTTATTTTGGTAGCGGCGAAAATAAAATAGCTTTGAACTACAATTATTGTGTAATGGCAAGCATCTTAGCATCACCAACTGAATTTATTTTTGACAATGACATGATTATCCCAAGGAATCCTACTGATAGATAAGGTTCTATCATGGCTAAGCGGGGGCTCTACTCAAACATCCACGCCAAGCGAAAGCGTATTAAGGCTGGAAGCGACGAAAAGATGCGTAAGCCAGGGAGTAAAGGTGCCCCGTCTGCCAGTGCCTTTAAAAAGGCTGCAAAGACTGCTAAGAAGAGGAAAAAATAATGGCTGAAAAGAAAGATCCTAGGCTTAAACGGGCCGGTGTATCGGGCTATAATAAACCAAAAAGAACACCAAGCCATCCTAAAAAAAGCCATATTGTTGTGGCAAAAGAAGGTGACAAGGTAAAAACGATTCGTTTTGGTCAGCAAGGTGCAAAGACAGCAGGAAAGCCAAAGGCTGGTGAAAGCCAAGCGATGAAAGACAAAAGGGCTTCATTTAAAGCACGCCATGCGAAAAATATCAAAAAGGGTAAAATGTCAGCAGCATATTGGGCTAATCGTTCTAAATGGTGACCATCGAAAAACAGTTACGTGCTATCTTTTGTGGTAAAGTAAATGTCGCAAAGGCAGCCCATGACTTGGATCTTGACATAAATGTTGTCAAGAAGTTGTTTGAAGAATATGTGCAATCTCATCCAAAAGAGGATTGGGAGCTTGACACGCAGCCGTGCTGGCCTTACACTTAAATCGAGTTAAATCCAAATCAATTAATTTTCATGTCAAAATCCAAAGAGCTTTGGTTATCTTTTGCTGTCGGCGTTTCATTTATGTTGTTTGTACATATTGTTGAAAGATCAATTGCTTTTCCTGTTTTAACAGAAGATATGAAAGAATTTTGCAGCCAAGGTAATATCCATCCCGATTGTCCTTAAAAATGCTGTTATAATGTAAGAAATCTTTTTTTTACAATGACAATTTCTCTCGACAAAAATCGCGATGGCGATATTATTGAAGTTGAAATGACAATTCGTATGCCGGAATTTAAAGTTTCGCAATTTACGCATGTCGGACAGTCATTTGATGATTATCGCTATGAAATCATTAATCAAGCTGAAGCGAAGCTTCGATCTTACATTGAGGCAGCCTCGAAAATCTTTGAGGAAAACGATTAATAAAAAAGGGGGCGCAAGCCCCTTCTTTATTCATTTGGTCTTTTTGTTCATGGTGTGCCAAAAAGATTTGGCCAATGTTGTCAGCCTATCAGGGCTCTTAGCCTCTATTGCTTGAGCCTTGGCCCAATCAATGTTAGCAATGGTTTGCGTTTCTGTTGCAATCCTTACTGGTTGGCAATTAATGCGCGGCATTGTTTTCTTGCTTAAAGGTTACTTCGCCACGATTTGATTTAATTGAAAACAATCGTTCAATACTGATGCTACGCCATGCAGTCTTGCCTTCTTCTTTGTTTTGAACCTCACGAACCTTAATAATATCTGGATTGGTAGAAGCTTTACCAGTGCCTTTGATCTCGTTAAAGTCTCGAGGATTGAACGTAATAAAACGTCGCTCTCCGTTTTTCTTTACGAACCCGATACGGACAAATTGTGATCCAGCGTCAGCAATGATCTTGCGGATGAGTTCTTGCTTTGGTGTTGGCTTTGCCATGGGATTAGTCCCTGTTGGTGTCTGTCTACATTAACCCTTATCTTTGCTGCTGTCAAATGGAAGCTTAAACTAGTCGCTTCAATAGACATGGAGAACGAGAAAGACGGGCCAAGTCGTATTGCAGCAGTAGTACACTTATCTGTGCTTGGCTGGTCTGCAACCATCCTTACGGCTGGATATTTAAACATTATCAAGGCTGATCCAACTTTTGTTGCCAGTATTTTTACTGGTTGCTTAGCGCATTACGGAATAACAAGATCAAACCAGTCAGGCAATGATTCAGATAAGAAGACTAAGAAAGAACTACAGCCAACAACAAAACCATGAAAAAATGGCTTTTATTGATGAGTGCCGGAACATTGATGAGTCCTGGAGTGCAAGCACAGACTTATCCAAACTTCACTCAGGGCAGTATGACTTCGACGACAACCACTGTAACCGAGATCAACGAAACGATTGCGATCGAACGCATGGGTGGGGATTACACAAGCTATTCAGGCTTCAACATTACTCCGAGTGGCGCAATAGGTGCATCTGGAACCACCTATTCAGTGACGAACGCCGGAGACGAATTTCAGTTCGAGATTGTAGAGAGGACTGCAGGAGTGATCGAAACAGAGGACATTACCAGAGTAATCGAACAAACCTCTACCAAAAACTCGCTATCGGTGTTCTCCCAATAATATTTTTTTTACCATTTAATCCAAAAGTTAACGCGCAAGAAGCAAACGCTAATGCTAACCCAATCGCTACAAGTAGCGGCTCAGTTAGCAACCAAGCGGTGCAAATCAATCAAGGTGGATATTCTGAACAAGGCTTTTCTCAGGGCCATTATTGCAACTCAAGCACTCTAACTTTTACACCATTTTATCTTGGCAACGACGTACATCCAGAGTACGTTCGTAACCAAAATTTTGGAATACAAATGACTTTTAGCTTTCCTTTAGATGGAGGAATGGTTGAATTGTGTAAATCATTAGCTAGAAAACGTTTACAGAAAGAACGCCTTGATTATTCATTGATTAGAGCACTAAAATGTGCTGAATTATTAGAAAAAGGCTTTATGTTTAGGCCTGAGAGTCCATATTCAATCGTTTGCGCCGACGTTGTACCAATCGCTCTCGACCCCAAGTCAACTTTACAAACTTCTTCTTCTGAAGGCGAGCAATAATTTGCTTGATTATTGGTTTCATAATACCTGTTACCTTCTTTAATATTGATGTGCTTGCCAATGTTGCTGCGACTGAAACGCCAGCTGTTGCACCCGCTGCTACTAAAATTTCTGGTGCTGGCATTGGTAACGCTATACCTAACACTTGCACTGTTACTACACCTTCTAATGTTTCTGTTTTAGGTACTTCAGGAACAATAGGTTCTATTGGCTCCCGTTCAAATGGCCATCCGTCTAGCGTATCTATCCTTGGGCTTTGTACTTGGTAGCGTTGTACCTCTTCTAGCAGTTTATCAATACTTTTATCCTCAGTTGAGGCTTCTTGCTGAGTCTCAGGTTCTTCTTGAGCAGGTTCAGTCTCTTCCTGTTCCGTCTCCTGATTTAAACTATCTTCCCTTACCTGCGGGATCAAAAGCTGTTGAATCGATCCAGGTGATACCGATTGGGGTCGGAAAATAGGTTCATATTCCAATTGATCTGCTGTTGGTAGTTCAACTGCAGGAACAGGTATAAATAATTCAGCTGGAATATCAAAACTTGGTATGATCGGCGGTTCCAATTGTTACCTACCGCTTGCTCTATCAATATTCAATTTTTCCGATTACTTTAAAGGTTAGCTTTAGCCCATTCTAATAGTTCGGTACGGGCCAAAAATCCATATGGTCTGCTCTTATCATTTTCTGTTAGGTGAGGAGCGTACCTAAATGTTTTGTTCTCGAACTTTTTCTCTAGGTAACCACCTTTGAGATGCAACGCCCAGTAAACAGATCGTACAGTTCTAAACATTTTAAAAATTAAGATGATGCCTGGATTTCTAGTAGCTCGTCAAGAACAACAGCTAGCTCTGTCCTTGTTGCAGCACGTAGTAATTTTTTGATGTGGGTGATCTCTTTCCAATGAAGAGAAACGTAGTTGTCTAGCTCTACACCACGGTTGACTTGTTCGATTAGTTTCCTGTTCTCAGGGGTAACAAGAACTTCAAATTGGTTTTGATACATTAGAAGTTGGGGTATCCTTCTTCGTTGATGATGTCTTGCCATACACCCTGAAAATCATCAAGGTCATAGAAATACATGACAGTCAAGTCTTGATTGAACGACCAACCATCTTTAAGTGAGACCGTGTAGGGAAGATCATGATCATCTTCACTAAGGTGGTCATATTCAATCGACAAAATGCCTGGATGGCGACGTGCTTCGTCCCACGAACGTGGTTTCTTCATTGGTTTTAATTGTTCCCGCTAACGATATCACCCCTGACTCTCGTCGGCAAGCCTTTATACCTAAGTATAAATACCTAGCTTTATGAGACCGCACAGTCCAGTTTCAATTGGTTTTTTCTTAATTTTTTTTATTCTTCTGCAGTGTGGGGTGATTATTAGTTGCTAGATGGCCGTGTATTGCGTCTGTAAGACGCTAGAAGGCCATCAAAGGGTTACTTAGGTACGTTTCCCCATAAATTGTATTTTAACCCTATTACAGAAGCTTACAGATACGACTTACCCTTTTATCCCGTTTTATGGCCACTTTTACCCCTACTTCTCTTTACTTACTTTCTCTATACATCCTTAGGTATTTATCTTATATCCTCTACTTTCTCTTAAACCCCTTCCCCTTACTATTATCTTTATCTTATTACCCTGTCTAATATACTGGGTTATATGTCATTAACTCTTTAATATTGAAACAGGTTAATGATAACTAGTTATTAGAATTAACTAGTTAATGTATTATATTATATATATTATATAATAGATATATATTATATATATTATATATAACTAGTTATTGATCATAGAGTAAGTAAACATAAAACATTAATACTCCTATAATAGTTCTTTCTTTTTGCTTCTTTTTCTTTCTTACTAAAGGGGTATCCTCAAGTAACCCCCTAAAGTTAAGATCCATTCCGGCGGCAGGGATTTGCTCCTTAAAATAAAAATTAGGGGGGTATCCTCAGGTCACCCCCTTGTAAAGAAATGTATCACCGCTATACCGTTTTCCGTCAATTATGGGATAATTATTAGATCTTTCGCTTTTCCCGTGTCAGTCACGTAACGTGACT